GTAAACATCCCAAGCCTCAGCCGCACTTCTGTTTTTAACAATCATCATTGATGGCGCAACACCTAACCCATGACCAACAGTAGCGTTAGCACCCGTACCCGTATAAGTCACCACGCTAAAGCCTTGCGTAGCACCCACACTTACAGTTGATGTGATAGAGCCGTTAGTGTTGGATGAGGATGAGCCACCTGCTTTCCATTGCCAGCCAATGTAACTTTGACCGCTTGCATTACATTCAATTTGTGAGTTTGTACCTAGTGCAAATCCATTTGAATTAAATGCTGTTACATCTTGAGTTGAACCAGATGTTCCTTGAGAGGCTGTGTCGTTTGAATATAAAACACTCGCTCTTCCACGAACAGAGTCAACAAGACCATGCCCATATGCACCACCACGATTCTTAATCCAAACAAAGTCAGGCTGGAACGAACCACTATTTGTAATATTTTGTGCAGACCCCGTACCCGTATAAGTCGTAGCCGCCATATAAGCCGCACCATTAGTGATGGTTGATGCGGGTAGGTTGTATGTATTTAAAGCAACAAAGCCAGTTGGGGGTGTGTAGCTGAATGGGCGTTGACCGAAGTTGGCGTTAACAGTACACGTTGCACCATTAGCACCAACATAAAAACAAAAAGGCCCAGTTGCTGATGGAGTTACTGCTGTGCCGTAAGTTGAGTTGTTTCTGTAAAACTGTACGGAATTTGTGTCTGCATCATAAGCAACGGCTATCACATCACTTGCGGCAAAAGATGCTAATCCGCTTTGTGCCGCAGTTCCACTATTGTTGTAAATAAAAGTTGTGAACGCAAAAACGCCATTAAGTCCATTCGCTCCTTGAACAACCGCATTTTGATTTGCAATTGCAATAATTGCCGCACTTGATGAAATAGTAAATTCCGCATACCATTTTCCTGAAGTTGGAAAAATAGTAGACCTCGTACTGTATTGTGTTGCTCCAGCATTAACCCAATCTAGATTACCGCTAGATGGAGCCATATTTGTGTTGTCATCCAAAGGGTTCAACACACAGTAATTCCCCCGCCCATTGCCACCATCAGCATAAGGCGTTGGCACATCAATCATCGAGTCATACGTTGCACCAGCAGTCACGCTGATGTTGTTACTTGTCCAGTTGTTGCCGTTGCCTGAGTAATCGTTGCCAATCGTGGTCGTAGATGTGGGGTCGCTGAAGTTCAGATAGAAACCGTTAGTACCATAAGTACCTGTGTATTTGGCTGGTTGCCATACGCCTGTTGTGGCGTTGGTTGTTCCAAATGAAGATGCGTTTAATTGTTGACCATCGACAAAGTTTATTTCTGTTAAGTAGCCGTCAAAATAATTGGTTGCGCCTTGGTTTGCGCCAATAAGAGATGCTGTGTTGTTTGTAAATCCAAGCGCAGTATTTTGTGCTGGAATGGTAGAAGTTCCAAATGCACTTACTTGAACCCCATTGATATAAAGTACCGCCCTATTAGAAGATAATGGTTGCGTTGTATCAATAGCAATAACAATATGATACCAAGCACTAGGGTCACGAAATACTTGAGTTGTTACAAGTTGAAGCGCAACAGTTCCTGCGGAATTATAACCAACGATTGAAAATGTATCTGTTGTTGCGGCATAAGCCAAAAAAAATCTACTATTATTTCCACTAGTTCCAGCAACATGATAAATCTGTTGTGCCGTGCTTAATATGCCACGCTTTATCCAAAAGGAAAAAGTTCCTTTAGTTGTACTTCCAGCACTTGCAGGAGTTCTAGAAAAGTAAGCACTAGCACTAGAGCGAAAGCGCACACTACGAGCGATGTTGTAACCGCTAGGTCTTGTCAGCAGAGTATCTTTTGATGCAAACATTATGCGAATGCCTGTGCGTAAGTGCCGTACCAGTTAGTGCCGTCAGCAACAAAGGTCAATATGTCTCGCCCTGTGGTTGCCGTAGTGGTCAATGTTGGTGCAGTTCCACCAGCCCACTTAACACTTGTGAATGTCGCTGTGCGTGAGCCTGTGCCATCTTGCACCGCTATCAGAATGAATGACTTACCAGCCGTAGCAGTCGGCATCGTGAATGTGCAGTTACCTGTCATGGTTACAGTCTGCACAGTTCCGTTAGTCAACGCTAAGGTTTGTGATGTGCCTGAGTTGCCGATAGCCACAACTGTTTCAACATAGTTGGTGACTGTGGGGTTTGTCAGGGTTTTGTTGGTTAAAGTTTCTGTACCTGTATAGGTAGCAATTGATGCACTAGCCAAACTTGTAGCACCAGTACCACCATTGGCGATTGGAAGTGTTCCCGTTACTTGGGTTGCCAAGTTAACAGTTCCCATAGTTTGTTTTAGGTTTCCATTCGCATCAAAGACACCATCAGTAGTCCACGTATCTCCAACTGCAAGAGTTACTTTTACCAATGTTCTTTGAGTGGCATTGTTGTCGTATTTAATAAGAACAGTAACAGATGCTGTATCTCCGTTAAATATCGTAATCCCTTTAATTACACGCCTGTTTGCTCCACTTGGGGCGGGTACAACAGTAACATCAGTTGATCCATTTAATGCCCCATCTGTCGCACCTTCTGTTATACCTGAACCAGCGTTATCAGCGTATGTAGAAACAAATGTTGGATTGGTCGTAGCCGCAGAGGTGGTCATTGCCACCTGTATGCTTATTGCCGTTCCATCTAAAACTAGGGTTTTCATTTTTTTTCCTTACGAAAGAAACCATGCAAATGCATCACCACCGCCAGCACTTGATGTAATTGTAAAGTTAGGATAAGTCCCACTTATGCTAGTTGTCCCTGCTCCCGTCAATGCAACAGTCTGATCTGGCGCAGAGTTAGTGATCGTAAAATTAGGATAAGTTCCACTTGTGCTAATCCCTGTGCCAGCAGTTAACGCAACTGTTTGGTCAGGCGCAGAATTAGTGATAGTGAAATTAGGATAAGTTCCTGATGTGCTGATACCAGTACTAGCAGTAAGGCTCACAGTCTGATCTGGTGCGCTATTGGTAATAGTGAAGTTTGGGTATGTGCCACTCGTTGAGATGCCTGTGCTTGCAGTCAGCGAAACAGTCTGATCAGGGGCAGAATTGGTAATGGTTAGAGTGCCACTTGATGTGATCGGGCTACCAGATATGCTAATTCCTGTTCCAGCCGTAGCCGCCACACTCGTAACAGTTCCAACTGATACAGCACCAGTTTGTCCATTAACAGAAGTAACTAGGTTGCTCTGGTCAATCTTTTGCCAAACTGTCCCATTAAACATCAGCCAATCGCCAATTTGCCAATCAGTAATGCCGTCAAGGTTAGTAGAACCAGCCGTTGCAACTATGTAGTAGTAGCCATTTACACCCACTCCACTAGCCAATGTAGGAGTGTTAGTAGATGCGTTCCAAGTTCCTTGATAACTCAGTCCACCAGCAACAGAAGACCAAGAAAGAACAGTTCCATTGGTAGTTAAAAACTTGCCTGAGTTCCCCGTTTGACTAGGAATCAGGTTTGTTATCTGTGTTTGTAGGGAGGCTAGAGTATCAAGGACAGACTGAGAAGTGCCGCCACCATTAGTAATGACTTTGATGCGTTCCGCAAGATCAGGAGCAACAACTTCACCAACATTGAGTTCAACACCACTAGACAAGCCAATGACAAGGCTACCATCAAAATCGATACGAGCAAAGGAGACACCAATACCATCAGTACCATCGATTCCATCACGCCCATCGCGTCCATTCTCGCCTTTAACTCCTTGAACGCCTTGCTTTCCGTCACGTCCATCTTTGCCATTCTTGCCATCCCTTCCATCTTTTCCGTCTTTTCCGTCTTTAATGGAGGCAACTCGCTTCTCTAGTGTGTTTCCCACTAAGTCATAACGAGATTGAATGTCGGCTTCAATTTTCTTTAGGGCATCAATAACTAGGTTGACGTTCTCACCAATGCGTTGCTTTTGAACCTCTTTTGACTTGGCAATAGATAACTGAATAGCGTCAAGTGCCGCCTTCTTTTCAGCATCCGTCATGTCTTCTAGGTTTGGAATGATGTCACTCATCTTCTTAGGCTCCCAGATAACTCTTCAAGAAAGTCATTCTCGACTTTTGCAAGGTTTTCTTGTTTATTCGCCATCTGTAACTCAACAATTTTGCTCTTATTCTTGATGTCTGCTTCTTTGAGCATCAATTCAGCAATCTTAACCCTTTTATCGAACTCACGGCTTGCCGCTTCATCCTGATTAGGTAAATTCTTGGTCAAAGATGCACTCATTTTGGCTTGCACCTCTTGTGGCATCAACTGAGCCTCAACAGACAACTTGGTTGCCTCTGCCCGATTCTGTTCTGCCTGAGTAGTTTGCACCGCAATCTGCGCTTGAGCCGCTTGCAGAGCCAATTGCTGTTGCACTTGTTGCATTTCTTGTGCTTGTGGGTCAGGTTGACTCATCTTGTCCAACATCTGTATCAACTCATACCTATTAGACAGGCTTGAATTGGTCAAAATGCCTTTCAAGATGATTGGCAACACAGGTGTGTTAGGGCCAAGCGTCTGCAACAAGCCAATAAACTGCTGTTGCTCGTACTCTCTAGCAATAATTCCAAGCGTTGCCGTAGGAATGAAGTTCATATCCACAGAAGGATAACGCTCTGGATCAAACTGCATATAGCGGAAAGCCGCTTTTTGGATAAACGGGATTAAAAAATCCTCTTGGAAGTTCACCAAAGTGCGCTTGTACTTCTTGATGATAGAGGCGACAGCCATAGACATACCGCCTTGACCGCCATCTCTAGCAACATTGCTGATCATGCCTTGGGAATCAAGAGTTCCCGTTGCTTGCAACAACATACGCTCAAAGTCTTTAGCAGTAGCCAAGTTGTTGGGATCGCTTTGACCAAACTTGAAGGGATAAAGAATCTCAGAAGGTGCGCCATTGGTGAGGATCGCCTTGCCAGGCTTGACCTCAAACTTCATCCCCCGTGGCAGACGGGTAGCATCCATAGCAATCATTGGGCTAGTGGTCAGCGCAAGGGAATCTAGGTGTGAGCGAGTCTGAGCATCAATAGCCTTTTGCATATTAAATGCTTTTTCTACTGTGCCTCTGCCAAGTAAGCGATTAGGTACTGTGTCATCCTGATAACTTAGAACAGGGCGATCCTTCATCATGTATGGGTTTTCTTCTGCTTTGAGAAGTTGCCCATCATTGGCAATCACGACAATGGCTTCCACCATGTCTGAATAGTCTTCAGCCACAGAGTTTTCAGGAAACAACTCCACAATGTCTTTGTTTTCCTTGAGATTGTTCAAGTACTCTCGTGGGACTAAACCATAGTAGGTCAGGAGAAGAACCTTCTCGTCCTGATACTGGCTTACCTCTTGGGTAGGCTCTAAGTCTGTATCCTCACCAGCAGTACCAATATCAACCTTGCGATAGATACCCTTCTCTATGCCTTGGACAATCTTGTGAATCGAGATGTATTTCTCAATAGCCACGCCCATACAGTCATCAATGGATGTGCCGTTGGGGTCAAACAAGAAGTTCTTGGGATTGATAGGCATGATCTTCACGCCAATCCTGTCTTTTTCCATGACACCGATAGCCGCTTGCCCTTGCATATTTGGGATGGCTTGGGTGGCAGGGACGTATTCTTTCTCAGTCTTGACAACAATCTCGCCTATGCCTGTGCCATAGATTTCAGCCATCAACTCAATTTGGTCAATCGACTTTCTGATTTTGTCTTTCTTGAAGTCTTCCATCAGTTGAGCCTTGATTAACTCAACATCTATGGGGTTGCCGTTGTAGTCTCTAATGTCATCTTCAATGTCAAAGAACTCGCCTTGACCAAAGATTGCTTCCATGATCTCAGCATGGCGAGTCTCTACGGCTTGTTGGGTGGCGGGGGTGACGATGCGTGAACGCTCAGATTCACGGGTCTTGTCTTCAGAAGCCCATTGACCACGGAAGATGCGCTCGTACTCTAGGTATTGGG